AAAATCAAATGTGGTTATTGTGGAAGAGAGGGTGATTTGGCACATATTTTTATCATTAAGAGAAAACTTCGTCGATTTTGTTCAAGTTTTTGCGCACGAAAAATGACCGGAATGTTTGTGAACAAAAATGGATTCTTGGAAATAGATAAATGAAATACGGAAGCATTTGCTCAGGAATTGAGGCAGCGACAGTTGCGTGGGAACCACTTGGATGGAAGGCTGCGTGGTATTCAGAAATTGAAAAGTTCCCTTGTCAATTATTGAAATATCATTACCCAACAATACCAAATTTAGGAGATATGACGAAATTAAATGAAAACGAAATCTTCAAGAACACAGAAATTGACCTCATCATCGGAGGAACTCCTTGCCAAGATTTTTCCCTTGCTGGTCAACGAGCAGGAATGGCCGGAGACAAAGGACAACTCACCCTTGAGTTTTGTAAAATCCTTAGAGAGAAACAGCCCCGATGGTTCGTCTGGGAAAATGTTGCAGGGGCACTATCCAGTAACAAAGGACGGGATTTCATTGCCATCCTCAGCGAGATGCAAAAATGCGGGTATGGTCTCGCCTACCGAATTCTTGACGCTCAGTATTTCGGGGTCCCCCAAAGACGCCGTAGAGTCTTCGTTGTTGGATATCTTGGAGACTGGCGTCCAGCCGCAGAAGTATTATTTGAGCAAGGTCTGTTGCAAAGGAATCCTAAGTCGTCAAGCAAAAGCGGAACTAATAAACAGCACACCGGGAATGAAAAAGACGGGAAGAACTTTCAAGATGAGACCGGATGTTCAAGAGGCGATGGAGTATGTAGCCAACAATTAACATCAACTTTGAAAACTCGTCCAATGCGCAACAATGTTGAAGATGTTAGGGAGTCAGCCAATAAGTTGGTTTGTCAAACTTTAAGAGCAGGGCCGCCGTTTGATGGTAGTCATAACCAAATTAAAAATGTTGTTGCAGATACTATTACAATTCAATCGCAATTTGCAGGCATAGAAGAAGGTCATAATAACTTAGTTGCCAATACACTATCAAGTAATTGGCAAAGTCATAATGACGGCACCAAGAATCTTGTTTCGGATACATATAGAAATATGACTATTCCAGAAAGCCAAGATACTGTCAAAACCGTTAGAAGATTTCTTCCTATAGAATGCGAGAGATTGATGGGATTTGAGGATGGGTATTCCAACATACCTGGTGCAAAAGACACTGCAAGATACAAAGCACTTGGTAATAGTATGGCAGTGCCAGTGGTGAGATGGATTGGAGAAAGAATTCAAGAAGTGGAGGATCGGAGGGAGAAATGAAATTAACAGACGAAGACCTGATGTTATTAAAATTACATAATTTTGAACCAGTTGAATATGGTTTCAATGAGTATTGGATGTTGAATGGTGAAAGCAAGTTAGGGATGTTGAAAGATTGCGATAAGATAGGCACAGAGCCATATTGGGATAAGTTATATGATACTCCAGGATGGAAGTCCGTAGAAGATAGTAGAAAAGAATATATAAGTTACTATTTATACTCAACAAAAGAATCCCTGGAGATATGTGGTCGGAGTTTTGAGGAATCGGAATGAAACTAACATCTGAAACATTTCTTTTTTACTTCGGGCGAATTGTTTTTTGGTTGACTTATATCCCAATCCGATTGCTTGTGGTGTCGGATGCGAGAATCCATCATCTTGAAAATGCTGTAAAACACAATAAGAAAACCAAAGACTTTGACGATCATTTGGACAAAATAACCGAAGAGCAGATCAAGGATATGAATCAAGTTGATTAAAAAATGCGAACATAATAGAATAAAGTACATTTGTAAGGACTGTGGTGGTTCTCAAATATGCGAGCATAACAGACGAAAGTATCAATGCAAGGAATGCGGTGGTTCTGCATTTTGCGAGCATGGAAGGCGAAAGTATAGTTGTAAGGACTGTCGTGGTTGCGAACATAATAGGATGAGGAGACAGTGCGAGGACTGCGGCGGTCCAGATATATGTGAACACAGAAAATTTAAGTATAGGTGTAAAGAATGTGGCACTGATAGAAAACTTTTAAAAGGTGGATTCACATCAGAACAGATCAAGAGTATGGGAGCAATCAGGGTTTGCCAATTCCCAAATTGTTTAATACAGGAAAACGGAAAATCTCTCAAATCCGATCATTTTCATGACGGAGATAAAATCAACCCAAACAACTACAGAGGTGAAGTCTGTCATTTTCATCATAAGATACTTGCATTGTTGGATAGGTTTCCCAAATGGGCAAATACAGAAGCACAAGAATATATGAAACGCAGGCCGTTGATTCTAAAGGGACAAATTTACGAATAACGATAGAAAAACGCTATTAAGGGGTCTGAGTGTATCTCAGGCCGTTTCAAATCAAAAACACTCAAAATAACCCCTTATTCACCCCTATTTTACCAAATCTCTTAAATACTTTTAGCGAGTTATCGCTAGGAGAATACAGAGATGAAATCAGAGACAATCAATCATAACGGAACCAATTACAAAATTAAAGTATCGGATTGTGACCACGACCTTTTGAAATATCACACTTGGACGATGATCTTCCCAGGGACTAAGAAGACAAAAGTTCCATATGCCCGTCATTCAGTTACCAAACACTCAAGTATATTTTGGGGTTTGAAACCTCGATCAATTGTTTATCTTCATAGAGTAATCCTTGCAAGAAAATTGGGGATTGCTCTTAGTGATTTGAAATCATCAGTCCACTCCGATCATAGAGATGGAAATTCACTGGATAACACAAGATCAAATATCCGCAAATCAAACTATAGTGGAAACACGCAAAATAGAAAATGTGGGTGGGGAATTTCGGGCGTGAGAGGAGTTCATTGGAGCAAGCGGGATCAAAGGTGGCGCGTCGAATTGAATATCAATGGAAACGCACTATACTTTGGCAGTTACATCTCTTTGCCGGCGGCGATATCGGTCGCGCACTACCAAGTTCAAAAGGTGTTTGGTAGGTGGTCAAGACGATAATTATTTTTGGTCTGTAGGTCTATGAATCGGAAGAACAGATTGACAGGCAGAGCGGAGCCATATCCACAGATCAGCAAAACAGGATGGAGGAGTAGGAGGCATAGAGGAAATCAAGGACACAACGAGTATACCAAGACCCGAAACTAAGTAATTTAGATGTTGATGAATATATTCAGATATGAATTGGGTCATTATTTTCCTCCATCTTGTTTTTTGGCAGCATCTTCAATCTGTTTCATTAAATCTTGATGGTTAAATTGTTCTTGAGTCCAGGATTGATCCAAAGGAGATTCTGGATTATTTCGTGTTGAATTTTTCAATGAGTTTTGACTATCAATTTCAGATTGCCATACTTTATCCATTGGAAGTCCTTTTTTTGGAACAACAATATTTGGAGTTAATCCAGCCTCTCCAAATTCTTTATGGTTCATTGGATTTAGATACGAATTATAGATTTTATTGGTTCTACCCAATATATCTTCAATTCCTTGAACGGGGTAATTTCTTTCTGAATCCGATCTTGGTTTCCAGTCAGTATCTTCTTGACCCAAATGTGGTTCGTTTTCAATTTTAAGATTTGGAAGATAATCATCGGGCGGTTGCAAGGGATCATATCCATCTATACGACCACCAAAATCGTGATTTACTCCCAATGTTACAGCATCTGAAAGTCCTTGTCCCACTGCTTCCTTTCCTCTTAGACTATTTTGTAGATTTTCCACATTCTCCGCACTTCCAGATGAGAATGGATTTAATGCCGCCCCGGCTTCCACTCCTCCTCTAAGCAATCCAAGATAACCCAACTTTTTACTTATTGGCATAATTTGATTTTCGCTATCTTTGATATCTCCGAATGCATTTCTCAAACCATTGCCTGCGGAATGCATATAACTTTCCGCCAGATGTTTAACCGGGACAACTCCTGGACCAAGTAAAGATAGATAACTTTCCGCCTTGGTTTGTGGTTGAACAAGTTTCGGAATTGCCTTTGCAGTATCCCATAGGCGTCTTCCAAACCCCCCAACAACACTGTTTGGTTGTAATTCTTCTTTGAATTGCGGCGCATCTTGCTGTGGCATATTACCTCTTTGGAATTAACACGTTATCTGGAATTCTTGGAAGATCCATTATATCAATATTTGATTTTGCTGCCTTGATTTGATCCGCCAACTGTTTCGCCCGTTCCTGATCATTGACATATCCCTTTGGCGGAATATAATTCTTAATTTGGTCTGCTGTCTGATTATGCCTTTCTTGATCATTGACATAGCCCTTTGGAGGAATATAATTCTTGATTTGGTCCGATGTCTGATTAAGTTTTTCTTGATCATTGACATAGCCCTTCGGCGCAGTATAATTCTTAAGAATATCCGGCCGCGCAATATTAATGGGTGGGAATTTATTCACATAATCTTGTTCATCAATGGGAGCGGAAACAGTTGGCGGCGGATTTTGCCTGAGATAGTCTTGAATAGACACCGGTGGAGGATGAGAAACTGGAGTTGATTGGTTACTGCGTTGCCATTCATTCCCCGCCATAGGATATGAAGAATCGGGAACGCTCATTTGATCTTGAGGAATACGACGACTCCAATTTTGTTTTTCCAAGTATTCTTTTGCTGTCATTTTTCACCCTATTAAAACTTTCCAAAGTATTGTGAATATCAGAGTTACAACTCCGCAACCACCCATCACATAATATTTAAATTTGATTAGATTTTTTATATCTGTTTTGTTTTCAGAGGTTTGAATGCTGATATTATTAACATCTGATCGTAAAGTTTCAATATTAATAGATTTGATATCTATTTTATTATCTGCCAATTGTTCTTTGATATTGGATGTATCGGCTTTGAGCGTGGCAATATCAATGGCGCACTCTTGTTGAGCCAATTGAATCTTATCCAATTTTTCCATTATCATAACATTCTCTATGCTCATTTATTCCTCTTAGGGTCTTCCTGGAATATTGGGAAATTTTGGTTTTGCTTTTCCCAGTGTTAAATTGTTTATTGCATATGGTAATGTTGAACCCATATCCAATCCTGTCAGTAAATGAGCCAATTTTGGATGTCCATGTTTGGCAAGTTCGTGTTGGGCAAACCAATCTGCCAATGCCACTCCTCCTGAATAACCAGCCATTTTAGGTGTTGAATCCACCACTGAATTTGGCAGAAACATCTCGTGATTTCCTTCTTTCAACATCTTTCGTGTGCTGTAAGTATCAAGAGCGCGAGATAATACATTTCCAACAGTCAGTAAATTACCCAATTTATCATGTTGTTTAACAGGGGATTGGGGCGGATTAAACTTTTGATCCGGTGCATCTGGTAAAACGGAACTTGATTCATTGGGACTTAGAGAGAATAAGTTAGCCAGATTATTGGGTGTTTTTTGCAAAGGTTCCGACATTTTATTCTCCCTGTTAGTTAGGATTTCCGAAAACAAAGGCACCCCACGTCTCGGAGTTGAGAACTGCCGACGTGATGGTGACCGTGGTGCCGGAGACAGTGCAACCAGCCGCTCCTCCCGTCAGAGTCGCACTCTGTTGGGTCACAATGCAAACAGGCGTTGTGTAGGTGTGACCTATAGTGATCGTGCAACTGGTCGTGCCTCCCATGGAGCATGTTCCACCCGTATTATATCCAGCGATTTGGGTAAATGAGCTTGTCTCCATCGTTGCGGCTTCCACGGTACCCAATGTATTTCCGGATGTTCCGTTTCCGATTTGAACAAGGCCAGCACTGAGGGTGAGACCGACAGTTAGCCCGGAATTTGCGAACCCCAACGCTCCTGAGGCTAAGAATTGAGCGCCATTGACAGTTGAGGCAGATGTGACTTTACCAGTTGATGAAACGGCGAAGAGTGAAGCACCGCCGTTGTTGTGAGTCTCTATCATGTCGCCGGAGAATGAGCTTGGCGCGTTAATTCCCAGCATGGTTCCGAGAGTAGACCAACTTGTTGGACCAGTTGCCCCCGCAGGCCAGATGGCCACCAATGGAAACGTCGTAGTTCCGCTTCCTCCCGAAGTGACCGGAACTCCGCTGAATAGCATAGACGAGGCAGAGAGCGCACCTGCCGCGCTGAACGTCCATGGCGCGGTTGAAGAGAAGCCGCTTGTTTGCGTGTTTGCTCCTGCGGTTATGGTGCTCCATGCGCTGCTTCCGCCACCGCTGTATTGCGGAATGTTCAGCACGCCGGCAGATATGGACGCCGCGCCGCTCGTGCCAGTCGTAGTCAGAGAAGTGAACGGCAACGCCTCAGACAGCACGCCAGAAGAAAGCGAGACGCTACTCCCATCGCCCTTGATGCCGCCCAGCACAGACGAGGTGGCTTGAGGCAGCGTGTACGCACCTGCCGTGACCGAAGCATTCACAAACGCATCCGTGGCTAGGTCCGTCGTGTTGTCTCCTGTGGTTTGTGTAGTTGCTGATGTTCCGTTCGGCAGGGCTGGAGTGCCACTTAAGTTTGCAGCGGTCCCACTTGTGTTCTGGTTGAGGGTGGGAAAGCTGAACATGTTGGCCGCACTGATCGTTGGCGCGGTTTGATAACTAGGCGCTCCTGATCCACCTGTAGCCGGTCCTGCAAATACTGAATTCTGCGATGCATTCGACAGAGAGAAACTCAGCGCTGGGGTGGTTGTAGCAGTTGCCACGCTGGTGGTGAACAGGGGAGAGAGCGCGCCAGCGCTGAAGCTAGTGACAGTCCCTGACCCGGAAGGAGAGGTGTTGCAATTCAACAAAGTTCCAGATGAAGCATAGGTGCAGTAATCACCGTTGACATAAGTTCCGGCAACAAGAGATAGAGCCGCCTGCTTGCCGTTAAAAGTGTTCCAATCAGCGGAAGCAAGATAGCCAGCCTGCGACGTGTTGGCCACCTGAATACCGATTGACCCCGTTGTGGTGATGACTCCACCGGTAAGCGGAGAAGTGGCAGTTATGCTGGTGACTGTTCCCGATCCAGAGGCAGCGTGCCAATTTCCATCAAAACCACAATATTCGGTGCCACTGCCTCCTGTTGCGGGACAGGTCAATACGATTGGATTGGCGCTGCTGCTACTGGTCCAAGGTGTTCCACCATTCAACGCAATAGATGGCGTGGCCACGCTCAGGAATTTATTCCCACTGCTCGCCACCGACTGTGGTGGTCCATCATTGGCTGTGTAGATGGGAATTTGTGTGCCTGTCAAGAACGGATGGGAGAAGTAAGCCACACCAGAACCAGAGGTTGAGACAACGGCATTGGTCAGGACCACAAAATAGACGGTCGCTCCAGTTCCCGTGAAGGTGCCTGAGACAAATCCTTCAGGAGGGAGAGTGGAAGAACCACCAGTAATAGTGGGAGTTCCAGCGACAAATGATCCGCCCGTTGGAGAAGTGCGCAGTTCATACACGGCATAACCTCCAGTGATCGGCGTCGCGCAAGTAGCCACCGCTTCAGCACAACCCGTCAGGTTTAGGTTTCCGCCAAAGGTCACGGTCATACCGACTGGCACTGTGAAAGATTGAATCTGAGAGGTGTAGAGAACGCCTGCGGTTGTAGTGGGCGCGGTGTATGTGATAGAGTTGCTTCCCTCTAGGCCAGTGAGACTGCTGAAACTTACACCGGCGGCGGGAGTCCAGTAGGTCGAGCCCTCGCTAAATGTCGTATTGCCCAGCCAGTTCCCACCGTTCCATGCGTAAGGCAGGCCGCCGTTCGTATAATTGCCATTCGTCAGGGTGTGCTTCACGCCCTGATCCACCACAAAGTCCATCGACGAGCCATATATCTGCACCGCTCCTGCGTAGATGCTGTCCGATTGCAAAGCAGGCTTTGTTGGGAACGTTGTGTTCGTGACGATGCCGAAAAAGTTTACCCCAGATGATCCCTCAGCTATATAGACGGCGGGCGTGTATTGGTCGCTCGTGTTTTGGGGTTCGTTATAGCCGCCAAGAAACGATAAATTCTCAATCTCCCTATTGACCATGATGTCCGGCAAGCCCACACCTGGCCCGTTGGCTACCTCATGTAGAACCGTTCCCTGATTGCTGGGGTTCGGCAATGTCGGGTCTATGACACTCAGAGTGATGCCCGATCCAGTCGCTCCCACAGTGGGCGAGGTGCATTGCGATTGTCCAGTTGTCGTGGCGTTGGCGTTGATGTTGGTGTAAAAGCCAACGCCCCCGCTGGCGATGCCTGTGATGGTGGGATCGCTGGCAAATGGCAGAGTGACGCCCGTTGCTCCGCTCATCAGGTAATCGCCAAGATATTTAATTGTCATGTGGCCATAAGGCATCGTCACCAAGTTGCTGCCGCTGGTCGTACAGACATTAAAGATAGTTGTTCCCTGACCAAAACTTAGCGGTACGCCTGCGGTCGCCTCACCATTGTTGTCAGCGTGCAACGTATCAAAGTGCGTTCCACAACAGAAATTCTCAGCGTCGATCCCGTCGTCATACAAAGTCGAGGACTCAAGATCAAAGAATGAGGACTGATCTACAAGCCCGGTCAGATAGTCCGTGCCGTAGGTAAAAACCGACTTTCCAGAGAAATCGTCAACTTTCAATCCCCCTTCCTGTCGCACATAACCATAACTCGCGCAAAATCCCGCTTGCATACTGAAGCCTGGATCAGAACTGCTCGGAGAAATGACCGCTGTAGTTGCGCCCGCTCCCACTGAGCCGGTTTGCAAGGTACCTGCATTGTTCAGACGAATAGCGCAATCTGCGGCATACGTGTCAATGATCAGTCCAGTTCCTAATTTGTTTGTGGTGGTGGTGTTGTACTTTGATGTTAGATAGCCGGTTCCACCAGAGACCAGTGTCAGAGCAGTCACAGCGCCAGCCGAGGCCGTTACGCTGAAAGTAGCGCCAGTCGCTGCCCCAGAGAATCCGTAGCCAGTCTGGACTGGGGTTACTAAATCACCAGTCACATAGCCAGTTCCGCTGCTGGTTCTGTAGACCACCGCTTTCGTAACGGGTGCGCCGACCATCGTCGCTGTGTAGGTGAAGTCCGTGGGCAGCAGCGCAGTCACGCCAATGTTAGGTGTCTCACCCACGCCGGGGCCAATTTCAATCTCTGTTCCGCCGCTTGTCGCTCCAGCCAGAAGCCTGCGTAGATCAGTGGTTCCGCCGCCCGCTGCGATTGCGGCTGCATTGCAGGCATCGGCTTGGATTGAAACATCAGCGCCGCTGAACTGGTCACACTGGAAGACCGAGCCGAGTTGGTAGGCGGTCAAAATGCCAGGCGCAGTCGCCTCTTGCAAAATGCCTGAACCAGAGATTTCCCAACCTGGAGGAATTGCATCGCCACCTATATCAATATTTTGATCGGGAACACAATTTTGCCCAGTTTGAGGTGAAACTGTGCATACGGTATAAACACCTGGCGTCAAATATGCCACACAAGTTCCATAACCATTGGTTAATACTGGTTGTGTTACAGCGCCCCCAGAACCAGTTGAATTGGAAAATACAGTTGCCAATGGTGTAAGACTATTTGTATTTGCAGGCTGTGTCAAAAAGTATACTTGCGCACCCGCCACTGCTTGACCCATAGGAGTGGTAACCTGACAGGTTTGATACAGTCCATAGGACTGAGCATCAGCAGTTTTTGCACCAATCAACGCAGTCAAACCAAATAATATACCAATTAGAAACTTTTTCATTTTATTCCTCGCAAACCTTTGAAACTTTTTTAAATTCTTCTTTATCCTTCTTCCACAGTTCTTCTTCTTTGTCAGTCCATGGCAATAGACTTAATTCATATTGATCATTCCAGAGATATCTCTGTTTGTGAACTAAGTCTATTACTATCATTATGCAAATAGACTTCCGATAACTGTTGCGTTTGCACCAGTGGCATCAATAACAGACAATCTCAAAAATTTGGAGATATCAAAATTGTATTCAACTCCTCTAATCGTTTGTGTGCTTCCAATTACTTGCGCTGCCACATTTGTTCCTGCCTTGTTTAACAATGTTGAATATGCATTATCAAAGTTTACAGATGCACCTTGCAACACAACATTTGCATTTGCAGGAAGACTTGGAAAGTAGCAATCAACAAAAAATGAACGACTTGAATCATTGGTATCTGGACTAAACTTCTGTGCAACTTCAATAGATGATCCAACTTTCAAAACATCTGGATATATCATTGGTTGAACTTGAATTAAACCAGAGTCAGATGTTAAGGTAATATTTGATCCCAATACTGGAGCGGTGTAGGTAATATTTCCCTGACCAGTAACACTGGAGATATTTGAAGATATTACAGTTGTGTAAAGAACATTCAAATTTCCGTTGGCTGTTCCAGTTCCCTTAACACCCATAACTGCATTGGCATATGGAAGTGGAGCAACTCCTGTGATATAATCGTGGCCGCCACCACCTGAAAATATGGTTGCATTGGCTGTTACAACATTGGCGTTTACAGATACCGATGAAATTGACAGTTGAAATGGAGCAGTTGTGCTGTCTTGAAAACCAAATAGAAAATTTGGATTTAGCCCATTTGAAAACTGTAGGACGGGTTTTGGTAATGCGTTATTTTGATAGTAAGCCACGGATTGTTCTCCTTATTGCTGATTCTGTGAGTTGATGGCTTGTTCTCCAAGCCCCGCTAAAATTTTACTCAATACATCTGAATGTTGAAATAGAAATGGCAATGTTTCAGGCAATACTTTATCCAACTGTCGCCCACCAAATGCGCCTGCTGCTGCACCTTCTGCCATTCCAATCGGGCCACGACTTCTTCCTGCGTAACCACCTGCCACAGCACCTATAACTGGAGTGGCAGATTTTAATCCTGCTTTAAACTTGTCTGCATATGTAAAAGGTGAAGAAAATCCTGCCTTTTGCATTGATGAAGTTGGAGTTCCACCTATACTTGCCGGAGCCTTTGCAAGATCGGATAATCCTTGTCCCAAACCCATTGAGAGAGAACCCAATGCAGTTCCTCCTGGAGTGGGATTTTGAAGATATCCACGAACTCCACCTTCAATACCTTTAACAACAGGTTTTACATATCTTGAGGAAGATGCTAAATCATTGATAAATCTTGAGGCAGATGGAAATATTGATCCTGCCTTTTCAAAATCTACGCCTGGAATAAACCATTGAGCCAAATCACCTATACCCTTCCCCGCATCTTGAAATGGGTGTCCTTCCGCAGGTTTTGCCAAATCTTGAAATACTTGATTTCCAGCATCAAAATTACTTGCCAAAGACTTGGGTAGAAATTTATCTGCCAAAGAAGTTTCACCACTACTTATTGATGCCAGTGGTTGAACAGCGGATTCAGCCCCGCCTTTTGCAAAATCCAATACTCTTGTTCCCGCTGAATTATTTTTATCGCTTGACTTGGCATTCCAACCTTCAAATGGAACAACTTGTTTAATGGAATTTGGATCAATGTCATTGGAACTATTTTGTGTTCCCACAGAGGATTTCTGTTGGCTATATGGAACTACTTGCTTAATAGAGGAGGGATCAATATCTGATTGTTGTTCAGCCATTAGTATACCTCTTCCAACTTATTTCCCTTGCCATCCAACCAATATGTTTTACCATCTGTTTTACTGACACCCGTAGTCAAATCTCTTTTTTCTCTTGCTGCCTGGATTCCATAATTGGATGCATTGTTCAAATTATGTCGTAATGCTTTTTCTGCCTTAGTAACCTCTTCGGGAGTGGTTGCACTTTCCATTCTATCCAGTGCATCTGAAGTAAGTTGTCGTTTCAAATCAAGTTGAGTTCTTGCGTGATTCAGCACATCAATAAGTTGTGATTCCTGAGTATCCGATAGTTTACTCTGTCCCATCCAACTCTTCAAAGTTCCTTGAAAATCCCCCGCAATACCTCTGCTATTGGCAATAGCATTTAATTCTGGCATAGTAATTCTTACACCACTTCCTGCACCTGATACCAATGCAGTCAGCACTTTTGGAATTGCAATAGTTGTAGATTCAGCAGTATTTAAAGATAGATCTTCTGTGGCCGCATCAATCCTATCCAATTGATCACTATACTTAGTCAGTGAAGTTCTAATAGGAGCAGATACTTTTGTAATTGCTTTTGTAGTATCTTGATTTATCCTTGTTTGATTACTCTCTTCCCTAATTTGATTGCGAAGATCAAGGGATGCTTGACGAGACTGCATAATAGCATCTCTATTTGCTTTTGTTGCCTCTGCATTCTCTGTGGCAGTTAGATTTTTATCAAGTTGATCTGCATCTCTTTGAGTTGCTCCACCTTGTAATTGATATTCCGCTGGAATAGGTGCTCCAGGATGAAGTATATTCCATCTATCCTTCAGTTGAGCGTTTAATGCAGATATTTTATCTGGATCACCCAATTTTTGATCCAATATATTTGGGGCAACTGATCTTGCAATAACTGGGGGAGTTTGACCTGTTCCAGTTTGACTTGGTGAAATAGTTCCTGTAGGAGTTTGACCTGTGCCAGTTTGACCTGTTCCAGTTCCTGTAGGAGTTTGACCTGTGCCAGTTGGTGAAACAGCAGAATCTGGAGTTTGAGTATTTTGATCTTGACCCCAAATTTGATTTGCAGGTTTTAGATATCCTTGATCATTGATCAGTGCTGGTTGACCATTAATAGTCAAATCTGATGGTTTCCAATTACCCCCATTTGATGTTTCAGCCCGAGTTTTGGCTGCATCGGCAACATCTTTATCAGTCTCGGCTTTCTGATATGCATCTTCAGACGCTTGTTTAGCAGCCGCAACTCTGGATGCTGCCAACTGACTCAATTCACCTTGACCTCTGGACGCCTGAATCTCTCTATTTAATTGCGTCCCGGGAATTAATTCCATTGTGGCAGGTGCAAAAACATCCCCCACCACATTTCCAACACCCTCGGCAATTCTACCCAAATTCTTCCAGAAACCCGTTGGTCTACCTTGAAAATGAGTCAATCCAGTTGGTGTGGATGCGTCTTTCTGGGCTTTTGCCATTTGGGGACTTAGATCACCCAGAGTTGTGGAATTGGATGGCAATGCTGATGGATTACTGGATGCACCATTCCAATTTGAACTTTTTAATAAATTGTCTATTGGTGTGGGAGATAGTGAAGTGGGCACTGGAGCATTCTGTTGAGTAGACTTCAACAAATCTGTCAACTGTGGAGGCGGAGTTGGCAAACTATTAACTTGAATTTGATTTTGAGGTAAGTTTTGCAATAAATCCAATATTGATGCCATTTAAACTCCGATTTTCTTTTTCTGCTTGGTGGTTAATCCTTCAAATGGCTCATTCTGTTCTTCTTTTGGAATGAACGAAGGTAACTTACCAAGAGACGGTTCAAATTTTGTAAATTCCAATGCATGGGGATCACCATCTCCCCATTCTTTCAATAAATCTTCGTCGGGATGTTCCGAACCACCCAGAGGAACTTGAGACTGTATTTCAGAAGTCGCTTTCCTGTATTGTTCAAGTTCATCGGCATTTTGTTTTGCAATTCTATCCGCCATTATTTGAGCGGGATTTATAATTGCAGGTTGAGTATTTGCTTTATTTGCAGAGTCAACATAATTCCAAAATCTTGATCCAGTTTCATCTCTTTGAATAGGTAATTTTGCCAAATCTTCAACATTTTTTGACAATACTTTTTTTGTTTCTTCTCCTGCAAACTGTTCTTGCACCGTTGGTGGAGTTTCTGGGTTTGACTCTGTTTTTGGAGGAGCGCCCAACAAATAACCTATTTGATCTTGAATTTCTGGAGGTGCCTGTGTATCTTGAACTGTATCATCCAATTCTTGATGTTCAACTTCGGGTCTTGTTAAATTCTTGTAATCCTCTTCAGCCGCCAGTCTAACTAATTCCTTGTCCATAGTATTGCTGGAAGTATATTGATTGGGTTGATCGCTTTTCGTGTTTTGGAAAGACTGTGTAACTAAATCTCCGAATTTTTTACCTGTTGGTGTTTTAAGTGAACGGTATATATCCAGTGAGTTCGGTTCTATATTTCCAGATAACATTTTCTGTGCTTGATTTAGGTAAGATAGAATATCGGATGGTATTTTATACCCCGGCCCCTCAAGAGAACCCAATTGCTCAATAGGAACTATATCGCCTAAATTTTGATGTTCAACTTCAGGTTTTGAAAAATAATTGTCCTTTACCTGAACTGTAGTGGTAACGGGAGGAACTTGTTGCCCAAGAGGAACAATATCATCGGGTGATCTAACCGGATCAACATCAACAGATGGAAGACCAAATAACTGTCTTAATTGTTGTTCTTCCTGTCCTTCCTGTTCTTCCTGAACTTGTTCCATTGATAACCCTTCTGTATATTTAGTTTTTTAGCCGTTTATCCTTGAATTTTGGAGAACTTACCAATGCGCCCAATAGGAACTATCCGAGTCCGGTCGGATATCAAGTCTGATCCTATTCTGCACATTGGCAAGATTATATAAAGGATACTTTTTGTAAAGGGAACTTTTTAGTTCCCTTTTTAGTGAAATAATTAACTTACTTGTAACTGATTGATTTAAAAGGCTTTCTTAAGATTTGCCGCACCAGTTGCAGCCCCTGAAATAGCATCAATTGTCTGATTCATGTTCTCCAACCATCCCGACTTTCCAGCAGTGGTAAGTGCATTGGCGTCATCAGTTTCCACTCCCTCGGCCTTCAACTGAGCATCAACATCTCCACCACGAATTCCTGCAAGAGTCTTGGCTGCATCACTTTGTTGCCCAAGTTTAATCTGAGCATTCTTCGCTGCAATATCCGATCCAACTCCGGCGGCTGCCTTTGTTCTATCCCTTGCTGCGGCATCCAATGAAGAACTAAATCCATTGGGATTACGAGTAGCCTCTCCATACTTGGTGGCAGCGCCTGTCAAACCAGCGGTTGCACCACCTGCGCCAGCCAATGAGTTGGTTAATTGAGCGCCAATATCTTTTTGACTTTCTCCAGTTGGATTGAGCATTTGCTGAGTTTCATAAGGAATTAGACGAGAACCAATTCCAGATGCTTCCGAATTATATTGCCCTTCGGTTTGATTTGCCTGCGTGCCTGCATTTCGTGCAACAGCCTGTGCTGCTCTATCTCTGCGTTTAGGACCACGATTGCTCATCGGAGTCATCAATAGATCACCACTACGAATATCAATATTAAAATTTCGGTTCATATTAACTCCTCACAAGTTTAAAGTCCAGTTTTGCCAAGGACTTCTAATCCATTTCATTGCTTTCAATCTTTTTGAAAACTTCTTCTCAATCTCAGGTGGTATCCATGCCAGTAACTGATCAAGTCCCAACTTCCAAGATTCTTTTGCCATTTCTTCATTCAACTCATTCATTGCCGAAACTTTTACTCTAACATCTGAGTCTTGATCCAAGAAAAGATATAATTCAGCCTGTAATTTTGCAACTGATGCTCCGATAATCTTTCCATCATCATTGGTCAAAACTTTCTTAACAACAAACAATGGAGAATTCAAATCTGGAAATTCATAGTCAAAATTCATATCTGTATAAATCTTCTTGATTTCCTCTAAATCTGTTTCTTGCAGGTCTCTCAATATCATTTCACTTCCTATGCGTTTCTTTTCTGTGTTTTGCCAAATCCCTGTCCCAAACTCGCGCCATTTGACGGGCCAGTTCCAGAACCTTGACATGGGAGTAGGGTCATTTGTGTTGTTCCACCCATTGTAAAAGCGGTGGGATTTCCAAGTCCACCAACGACAGTAGGTGAGGAAGGCGGTCCTCCAGGCATCTGAGCAATAGTGCGAACATAGTATTTTGTTGCAGTTTGAGGCGAAGTAGCATCTGGAAAAGTGGGTAGAGTAATAGGCGTCGGAGTTCTACTTGTTCCATGATCATGAATAACAACCGACGAAGACTGACCAAATTGAGGATTTGTTGCAACCTCTGTGAAATAATGAATATTTCTATTCAACACTCCAGTATGAGTTACAGAGATATGCATCATCTCTCCCGAAACCTTTACTGCAACAGTGTCCGGCGATTTAGGTGCTGGAATATCTCCCAATGGACTTGTTCCAGTATTTAAGGCAAGTCTGTTGACTGCATCCTGAACTCGTTCCAGTAGAGAACCCAATCTTGGGTTGTTATTTTTAACTTCCGCCAATTCTCGTCCCAAATCTAAACTACCTGCCTGTGCCATTAAAAACCTCTCCATGGTGACCAGGAATCCATTTTCCCTATAACAGTAAATCTTGAAAGATTGAAATATCCTCCATTAATCTTCACCTCTGGGAAAATTCGTTGACCATATTCATCCAACGGTCCTTGAATATTATTGAAGGCCGGATCGGTCAGTTGAATTCCACCTGGAACTGTAAAAGGATATGGCGCTGACAAAACATTTTGATAAAAAACAAGATTTGCAGTTCCAGAACCTGAGATTAAGGCATCCCACGCAATATATCTTTTATTGAGAAGTCCAAAAATAGGTTGTGTTGATTCCTTTTCCGCACTGACAAATCCATACATACAATAACTGCTTGTAAAGGGAACAGAATCGTCTTCTCCCGATTGATAACTTCCAAGTTGATAAATCTTACTTGAATTGATTCCGTTGCAAATCAACATCTCTGAAAATAGATTACTTCTCTTGCAAATATCCATATATGGGCTTTCAATAGACCAAAGGCTCCACTTTCTCTTCAGATCATGAACTGCAATCTTACCGACGATAGTGACATGCATAGCCATAGCATTTAACAATTCTTCAATTGTTCCAATACCTGAATAATTCAAAAGAATCATAACATTGTTTTCGGTTGGATTTACATTAACTGGAAAATCTGGGCACCATTGATTTGGTGTAGTCATAGGAACAGAAATTAGAATTCTCTTCATATTGGTGTCATTTCTGACAACTATAGATTCGGCAGCAGCCCAGTTGATGGCTTGCCAAATATCGGGGATTTCCAAATTCATTTGAACCGGGGCGCCTCCGTTAAACCCAAATAACCCGTTCTGACATGCCATTACTGCCCAAGTTTCGCCTACGTCATAGGCATTAATTCCACAGGCACCGCAAACATTTGAATCTTCAACAAAAGGATTCCAATTTGATGGTTCTTGATCTGGAACATCCACAAAATGACCAAGAGAACTCTCCTTAACAACATATAACTTACCCAGCAATGTGAAAGCGCCATATGCAGTCTGAGAGTTTATTACATTTGTATCATTTCCACCTGTTGCACCATCAAAAGATTCCAAATCATTTTTATAACTGAAAGTCAATCCAGTAAGATCAATTGGTTCAAGAGTTGGATAGATATCAATTGAATCAATTTCAATATCTCCGCCCGGTATAAGGTTTTGTGCCCAAACTCTCAGAAATAAATTTGTTGGAATGGTTAGAGTATTGGATAATAACAAAGTTCCTTCATAGGTTACCATATTTGAAGTCATTTGCGCTGTGGGCAGAATGTAACTTCCATAAGTAATCCCATATCCCGATCCAGAGTTGAAACTTGTTAGATCAATTACTAAATTTCCAGAGGTTGACGAAGAGGGAGTTCTAACAGTTACTCTAACTGAATAGGGAGTTTGATTTTGAAGAATAGGAACATTATTCCAATCGGCATAGGCACTTTGAGTTATCATTCCAAGTGCTGGAGCGACATTTGCAGTTTGATTTGATATATAAAAGGAGTTTCCGAAAATAGGAGAAACCAATAGGTTAGATTGAGAGTTTGAAGGATTATTGACAGGATCAATACCCCATCCCAATGGATTAAGATTTCCACCTGGGTTTGGATTATAACCCCCATCAAAAGATAGATTGGTGAAATTTTGAACTTTGTTGTTTACAAGACCCCAAACACTTCTTCCTGCATATTCAGCATTCCATCCTGCACTTGCCATATCATTTAATTCAAATAAATCATTTCCCTGAACATCAATTTCTGTTGCATTTAGGAGAACTGAATCTGGAAAAGTAAACTTGGCGGCAGTTGTGACATTATCCCAAATAATCAAAGATGAGGAAAGATAACTTACATTATTATAATAAAATTGAACTGGAGTTGGAATAGTATAGTAACTTCCACCGGGCTGTCCGTTCTGTCCTGCTTCTGTAAAAACAATTGCCCGTGCAACAACATTCTCAGGTCCAATAGGAATATTTGAAACCAATATGTAATTTGTATTGGAAGTAGTGTCAAAAGTTGCTGGGGCTGCCGGACGAGTCCAATATCCATTTCGTGTAATAAAAAATACTGTTCCCTGTCTTGTTCCCTGCCCCACAATAACAGAAGTTGAACCAACCAGAGTTATAAATCCACCACCTGAGTTTCCATAGATAGGATCGGATGAATTTTGATATGATAGTGGTCCTGGATCAATCTGAAACTTTGTTCCACTTGTTGTTGCCAATGAACCTTGCTGAACGACAGTTTCAACAGCATTGGCTGTAAAGCCAGCCACTGTAAAAGTTCCAGAGGATACTCCTGTAACTGATTGTATTGCAGCATCAGTTACATTATAGGTATTGGAGGGATTTAGTCCAGATAGAGTTCCAGTCACAGTAACAAGTTGACCGGCAACTGGAGCAGTTATAGTTCCACCTGCCAAAGACCAATTATATGTTGCAACTCCCACATTACTCATTGAAGTTTGAGAAATTGCATATATACCTGAATTTATAGCATTGACTACACTCCAGGTTTGATTCCACGAAGATATTGGATCAGATGAAATAGTAACCTGATCACCAGTTGAAACCCCAGGTAATGGAAGTGCAGTATTGAGAGTTGCAACAGTTAACTGATATTGACCAGGCGTCCCTCCACCGATATTAACATATGTTGAAGAAGGTACATTAAATGTAAAGTAATAGCATTGATCCCCTCCACCTGGAGGAGTTCCGATTCCTATTCCTGTGACAAGTTGAGTTCCGTTGGCGGCGGGAAGATCAGTTCCCGAAACATATACATAAACCGAAAATAGTTTTTGATTGAAAGCAGTGGACAAATTGATATCAACGCCATTTTGATAAACATAGGCATTCAAATAATAAATTGTCACCACTGTTCCCGCATCTGTTGATCCCGGTCCAGAACTTTGCAATACGTCTGCCAAACTGCTTGGACCCCCGATAGTGGGGTTCCAAAATGGATACTGAGTTATGCCATTTGGAGCAGCACTTATTGGGTAGGTATATTGAGGAACAACGTTTCCAGTTGCCGATCCACTTCCAGATGCACCAGAGTAGAATACTTCCAATTGTGTTGTGGAAAGTCCAGTTCCAAGAACATTAAATTCCCCTCCATTTAAGTAAGTGGGACCGGCACTTACATTGACAGTCACAACTTCCCCTGCTGTAAAAATATTATTGGCTGTAAGAGTTACAATACTATTGGCAGTTGAATAGGCAGTTATATTTGCCACAGAACCTGCCGATAGTGTTCCCAAGAAGGAAGGAGGTGCTCCTGGTCCTACTTGAGATACTCTATCTTCCCATCCGACTTGAGCATCTGTTGTTCCTATTATTTGAGTGGGGGGATAGACTCCTTCGGTAAGGTCTGAGAAGGCAAGATATTGTCTTGAATCTGCGGTAAATCCTGTGGCAAATGAATTGGCAGGAACACCTGAGAATAGAGGAGTTAAAACATTTGGAGACGTATTGACATACTCTATGTAAACTTGACCACCAGAATCCAATGCGGTGGTATAGATATCACCGAAGTTATCTTGATAAGTTTGAACGAAATTGAAATCATTTAGAGAAGGCGTGAAATATGCCTGAATTTGAACATAACCAACATTGATATTTGAATATCCATTGCTGGATGCGCGAATTTGCACTCCAAAACCAGTGCTATTCAAATCACTATATTCCCAATTTGCACCAAATAAATTGTTTGATGCACCCACGGTAATAACACCGGGAGTATTAAGATTCATAGTTGCAGAAACTGGATTTCCCACTGGATTTCCATTTTTCAAAAATTGAACCGATAGAGTAGATGTAATATGGGATGCTGAATTTGCAAAGTTGAGAATATCAACTACAAAACCCTGTGGAGTTAAGGTGGGCGCAACAGAAAAACCAAAGTGTGTAATATCAATACCATCGGTTATAGTTGCTGCGGTATAACCACTCACAACCCCATATCCAGTATCGGGAGTGGTGGAATAATTTGGCTGTAGGGGATTGTGTGCGGTGGTGGAACCTAGAGAAAATGCGGCCTGATCTGCACTTAGTGGTGTATAATATCCAGGAGTCAACACAGGGTAAGTTTGACCATTGATTAAAGTGTAATTTGTCACACCTGAGAAGGTGTATGTCTGCCCTGAAACATATTCGGGAACGGACTGTGTGAAGGTTACAATCAAATAACTCGTTGTCTCAAGTCCTGCTTTAACATTGACTACTTCAATACTATAAATTCCAAGAGGATCAAGAGTTGAGGTTGCATAAACCCCAGTATTCAACAGAGTATTATCAGGGTTTTCCCAAGTTGGTGAACCTGCAAATGAAATAACCGATGCATTACCTCCACCACCAGGTCCAACATAGGCATTTGCATAAGTAAATGGATTCTCTAAACCTTGACGTGTAAACGCACCGCCCACCGAGAAATCCACATTCTGATTTCTCGGAGAACCTCCTTCTGGGATGTCAGTGGCTTGGGCAAGCGTAACAGTTCCCGAGAAGGTATCAAGTTGGGCAATACCTCTATTTTTAGCATTGAAAGACATATTTTAGTCCCCCAATAACTTAACTTCTGACGTAGGATGCAAGAGCAGTAATGGTATCAACGATTGGAGTGTTATTTGCAACCTGAACATTTCCTGAGAATACTTGAACTGATGCATTTGCCTTGTTATATACATAAGTATTTCCAGAGCCTGCTACAGATACCGGCCAGAAATCAGATGGTCCGATTACCAACGCGGCAACTCCTGTTACTGGAACATTGCCAAAGTTTGCAGTAACAAATGGAACTGTAAATCCAATGTTTGAGAGATTGCTGACCAATGCAGTGACACCGTTCAAAGGAGCGGCGTTTCCATTTGCAGAATTGAAAATAACAGACTGTCCTACAGTCAAAGTATTAACTGCAAGAATGGTGGCAACATTAGAGGTTACGCCAATCTGAGTAATATTGAAACCTTGACCCACTTGATCTGCACTGAGAATAACAGACTGTCCAGCAGTATCTGTAAGATTTGACCAGTTGGGGACAAGTCCGCCTGTAATATAGTTTGAGGTGAACGCAACATTGCCGTATACATCCTGACGAGTTGACTCGTTTGAGATAGAACCAGCACCTGAAAATGGATTGAATGTAATAGCCATAAATTTTGCCTCTTTGAATTTAGAATTTAGAAACCTTAATACAATAAACCTTCAAACTGATTACCACCTTGACCATCTGCATATGCACCAAATCTGTAGTCAATCTTTTGTCTATCTCGTGTAATTTGTTGGCGAAGTTTCAATAATGATGCCGCAGCAGTAACTCTTGCATCTGCCAAAGCATCTCCTCCCAATCTCTGAGCATATCTTACTGAAATTTTATCTGCCAACGCCTCTTCACAATCCATAATAGGAACATAGGTGGTACTCCAATTAATCCCCACTGTTGCAAGATCAAGATACTTTGCATAGTATCTAAGTCTTAGATCATATAGGACCGTGGCACCCTGAAACCAGATTTGATCCGTTCTCCATTCCCATTCGTTTAGATAGGAAGTCTGAATAACTGATGGAAGAGGACCGGTGGATTGTTTTATTTTAGTGAAAGAATTTTGTGAACCATTCTGTCTTCCCCACACTTCCAAAGGATAGATTAAATCACTTGGAAGTGTATAGTTACCCCACATTTCCAATCCATCAAAGAAACCAGTAAAGGTCAAACTTGTCTGAATTGCTGGATTAGGTGTTCCCACTCCATATGGACTATTAACAGGTGGAATCCCATAAACCAATACATTATCTTTGATAAGGGAAGGTTGACCCATAATTCGTGTATCTCGCCACAGGTCTCTAATGGCTGAATTCATAAAATTTTGCAGTTGAACCGAAGTATTGGTTAAAATCTGCCCTTCTCCTGGAGTTCCAGTTGCACCGGCCTTGTCGTCATCGACGATTGATCGTGCCAAATTGGCTATGGTATTCAGGGATGGAAAATTATTTTGTGGAACTATTGGCATTTATTGCTCCGAAATACGATGGGTCTTGTTTGTGTTATGTAAAATGAGGAGACCATCTTCAAAATATATTGGCACTACAAGACCCAAAGATCAATCTTATTTGGTTACTTTTGATTTGGCAATTCCAACAGTAACGAGTTCTTTATCTGTTGATTCTTGATCAAATCTCCATCCACATCCTTGATAAAAGCATTTCTTTGCCTTTAGAGGGATATCATCGTGACCACATTCCGGGCACTCTTTGTATGACTTCTCAGACTGAATTTTTGCATTTACTGCGCTTGCCTTCTTTACCCAATCTGATTTATGCCAAGTGGTATTCTGATCAAAATATTCAGCGGCTGCGTGACTAATACGATTGGCACATTGTGCTGCATTTGCAGGACTTTCCATTTCAATTGATGCCATTTTTGAAAGTTCATTCTTGAAGGTAATTTCAAGTCTTTCCTTAGCCTTATCCAAATCTTCACGAGTAGGAGGATTGTTCAAACTCCAGAAAACACCATAGATGTTCAGATTATCGCCTTGTGATGCAGCCATTGGGTCTTCTGCCATTCTAAAGTCTTGAGATTCAGGAGTCATTCCTGGATTTCTTGGACAGAGCAACCGAGATGCTTCTCTGAAACCGTTGACTGGTCTTGCATTCCTTACGCCTTGCTCATCATAAACAAATTCAATAAATGGATGAGTTAAAGAGCCAACTTGAATGTATTCCTGATCCAACGGACAAGCCTTAATCAACATACGGGGGAAATTTGGTGGACGACTAATACTGAATTCAATATGAGATATGTTATATAAATAAATCGGTTTGAATTGAATTGAATCATTAATATCTTCTGCATAGATATATGAAGGGAAAATTTTTGCATTCTCTGCATTTGATTTCTGTGCTGAACTAACGGTGTCTAATCTCATTACAGTCTCCTTTTATTTCTTTACTAGTGTTTGATGCCAACTTGTATTGATAGAGAAATAACTCGCGGCAGCGTGACTAATATTGTTGGCATATTGCTGTGCTTGACTTTCACTTTCTTTTTCAATTAAAAACATTTTCTGTAATTCTTTGGCATAAGTTTCTAAAAGTTTCAACTTGGCTTTATCCAGTTCTTCACGAGTTGGAAGTTGGTTCAAACTCCAAAAAACACCGTAATTATTTAGGTTCTGGCCTTGATGATTGGAATAGATATCTTCAAATTGATCATTCCATTGATGCTCAGGTAAGTTACTAAAACTATGAGGATTCAATAATCTTGATGCTTCTCTAAATCCATCCACACTTCTTAAAGTTTTTTCTCCATTAAGATGAACATCGTCATACATTTCAATAAATGGATGAGTTAAAGAACCCACTTGAATATATTCCTGATCCAGAGGACATTTCCTAATCAACACACGAGGAAAATTTGGTGGACGACTAATAAAAAACTCAATATTGGAAATATTGTAGATGTAGATAGGAGTTACATTAGTTTCCAACACATCATTTGTTACAAAATCTACTTTGTTAGTTGAAAAATTGGCTTTTCGTGTTGCTTCCCTGTCCATTTTTATAGTTTCGGTTAGAATTGATTTTACACTTTCCTTTGGTTTTGCTTCATTTTTCTTTTCCAGAAGAAACTCAATTAATTCTTCCACTGTTACTTTGGACAACAGTTTGTCCAATGAAATATTGGTATTGCTCATTACGGTCTCCTTACACTTATAGTTGATGATTACTTTGAAATGAATTACCCTTGCTTCTCATAGCCTGAGCCTTTTGAACCAAGGCAGAATTCCAGGTTTGTTCTATCTTTCTCTGCTTATCTTCCAACCAACTTGCACATAGATTGGGATTGATTCTAATATCCCTATACATATCTTCAAAATCGGTTACCCTTTGTTTTTCTTCCCTTTCTTCCTCTTCTTCCATATACTTCAATTTGGCTTTTAAGGATACTGTCATTGATGCTTCAATAATAGGAATCATTAAATTGAGAATATCAGTTGTCAGAGGCATTGGTTCAATACATAACTTTCCATCATCAAACCATTTTGCACATAAAGTCAAAACAATTTGGTAACTTCCGTGATATGGATATTCTCCAAGATAACTTAAACCAGTTTGAGTATCTGTATTGTTGATATACCACAATACTGGACCTTCGCCTTCAAGATGAGGCATCTCTGCACTCTTTCCAGCATCAGTCCATTGCATTAACATCCAATGAGGAAGACCATCGCCCTTCAAAATCTCTCTATAACCTGTGAATGATCCATCTTCGTTATTCCAGTGACCACCTTGAATCTGAGTCTCTGTTTGCGCCCAAACTAATTTATAGTTTGGTTCTCCATAACGATTGAAACCTGCCACTTCATTGATTCTCTGCTGAAATTCTTCGGGGCATTGAATTCTTTCTTTAACTTTTATACTATAGTTATTGATCATGCTGGATCAGGCAACTTATAGATGATTCTGGTGATCAACTTAACATCGTGAATACGAACCAGATAGAAAATTTGATTATCAAACTTAATTTCTTCTCTATTGTGCTCACCTATTGTAACAATATCACCAACTCCAACAAGATTATTCATTGGTTGGGGGATACCATTGACAATATATGAATCTGCAACCGAAACAACTACACCTTTATTGGAGGAACGCTTTGCAGAATCGGGAATAAAGATATGGGAACTTCCAAATGCTAAATCAGATTCCTCTGGATTTAACTTAACAAGAATACGATCAAAGATAGGTTTTGGACTTTCATAGTCTGCAAAATCCGATGCTGTTAAAATCTTTATTTCAGATAATTTAACCTCTGGTTTTGCTTCGCCTTCCTCTGTTACCTTACGCTTGTCTACATAAACTGAACTTTCTGTATTACTCATTACTGGTCTCCTTACACTTTATTTAAAGAAGCCCCATTAAGACTCTAATAGGGCTTCTTTGACTGGGTTAATTATGAGATGAATGGCTGACTTGCGTTGGTAACCACAACACCCTGAACTGGTGCAGAGTTTACCAAATTAAATGAAGCCTCGTAACTGAATTGGTTTGCATTGTAGTAACCACTTGAACCTGGAACTGGAACTACAGTTGTGCCACCACCGTAATCGTGAGTTCTGAGTTCAAACAACTGTGCAAGATGCCAATTCTTTGCAAGGATTAGGTCAAGACGACCTGCTGGCTGAACATAGGACAACTTGGCTGCTCGGCCACCATAAGTTTCCTGGAACATCTTGTAGGACATATCAGGAACGCTTCCCTTGCTACCATTGGAGTTGGATTCATGATAGGCAAGTTCCTTGTTGTAGTAGTTGCTCTGTGCGATAGCATACTTCTGATCTTCGGGAACAAGATAGAATCCACTTTCCCAAACTTCGTTGTCGTCACCCAATGCACGACCAACAATAGCCTGTAGACGAGCAGACAATGAAGCCTGAATTGATCCGCCATTCAAGTTAACAGCTGGGGTGCTGACACGAGTGGGATAGGTTGAACGGCTATATCCTGCCAATGAACCAGTGGTTGCAGAGTTGTTCCAAGCCTGAGTCCCAAGAACGGAGGTCTGAGTTGAAGAACCGGCTGCACCAGTGGAACCATTTATCATAAGATAGTCACCTGGCAACACATTGGAGGTCAAGTTAGTTCCATTGGTGAGAACACCGCTGGTTGAGACAAGGCTACCTGTGAAGTAGATGGCTGAAGTTTGAGGGGAAGTGACCAAAACAGTAATAGTTCCACGAGATGCTCCACCTTCAGATGGGAATACTTGCAAAACCTGGTTATCTGTCACTGCCATAGCACGGAGACCCTGACCAGTGATAGAACTACTGGTTGTTTGACTATTGATTGTTGCACTTGAAGGAATAGGAGAAAGTAACCCTGAACCGTCAGAATACATAATACCTTCAATACCAGACATAGTTGAATCAAAAGAATTCTTTAATTCTTCTGCCTTGTATTCAATGATACCCTTCTTCTTACCGTTGGTTGCAGCCTGAGCCAATGCAGTGATCTGACATACTGAATAGTGCCAAACTGGAGAAACAGTGAAGGAACCGTAGTCACTTGCATTTCCTGTTCCCATGAAGTCCCCATCTCCAGTGCCCTGAGAAATAGCAGAGCCAGATTGAACCTTGAATGGAACGCGGAATGATGGACGATTGGTTGCACCACCAGTGGTTGAGAAACTAACTGGGTCTTTTTGAAATTGAGCGTTGGCGATACCATAAAGAGTCTTGCTCTTTGGGATCAAAGATGGGATGGAAGTTGTAAATGTTTCAATTTCAACTGCCTGAACTGCCGCTTCTGTGCCTACAGCCATGGTAATATCCTCTTAGGAATGAATTTTAATTTAGTTTTTGGTTATCGTTATGGTCTCATTCATTGCTAAGAAAAAATATCTATCTACAAGAGGTATCGTCTCAGGTTCGTCTACTTTATACTCATAGCGGTGAGTTTTCCAAAGTTTATACTCATTAGAGGAGTGGTGACTCAATATTTTTTCTTTTTACTTCAACTCTATTTAGTAAATGGGTGTGTTTATCCTTTCACTCACCCATTTTATGTTAGATTCCCTTCCAACTCACCTTTTTTCCATTCCTTAAAGTTGCCTTTTGAAGAATGAAATCCATTTGAGCACCTGGAACATTCCAATTAATATCTTCATCGCTGGGTTTATACTTGATCTGTAACGGCCCACCAGTGGATGAAGTCTTTGGAGCTTCTGCTCTTGGAACATTGGTAACTTGAGTTGAACTGCTTTTGGCTTTGCCCCATATATTACTTGCTACTTGGAGAGCCAAATCCTTGGTTCTACGATTATACTCTGATGCAACATAGTTTGCAATAGTTTCGGGAGTCCTTGTGCGACTATTATAACGAATTTCCGCCTGTTTTAAATAAGTTTTATCTGCCTTCATATCCTCGGCAACGGCTTTATGTAACTCAGCCTGAAAATGAGATTTCTGAGTTTCCGATAGTTTATAAATCTTGGCATACTTAGCAGTTTCCGAATTAATTACAGGAGTGGTAATTGATTTGGACTTTTCCGTTATTGAGTTATTGAAAGTATCATTCTCTCTCTTGTTCAAGGCTGCTTCACGCTGGTCTAATTTAGAATCTCCAGTGTTTGCCTTTGCTCCAGTCACATAGGGACTGTTCTTTGCATCGTTATACTGTTTTGTAAACCATTCATATCCCTTCTTTGCATAAGCCTGTAATTTTTCAGGATCAGTTTCATTTGCCATTCCTGCAATAAATTCGTGGAAATTATTCTTCATCAACGCAACTACAGTGTAGGGAGCAATAATACTTTGAAATTGCTCTGGATTAATTTGGGATAGTTTATCCAAATAGGCAGGAGCAAGTGCAGCGGCACCTTCTGGAAAGTCCTTGAACATAGCATCCAAAACTTCAGGATTACCTTCTCTCAACAGACTATCTTGAGCATCAAACTGTGTAATTCTTTCTTGAATACTTGCAATCCCTTCAACACCACCGACATCTTGAATTAACTGAGCAACACTTGATGCTTCTGCCGCTGTGGGGAATGCTTTGGTGAATGCCTGATTATGGAAATATGCTTCCTTTAACTGATTGAAAAGTTTGGCAGAGTCTGGGTTCTGTGAGATTGCATTCTTCACAGCCTCTGTGATCTGACGACCTGAGAACTTTTCAGTTGTTTCGGTATCCGAAGACTCTTCACCTTCTATCTTATCTACATCAGTTTCAACCTGGTCTGTAACTTCAGCCTCATTGGTTTCAACATCGTTAATATCAACATCTACTTCTTCACCTGGAACTGCAACATCTAAAACATCTGCTTCCATTTTGAATCTCCTTTATTCCACTTAGTTGAAGTCATTAAAACTTATTTCTTCTTTCACTTTCTCTTTCAGTTCCTCAATTGAGTTGTGCAATTCAGTATGTTGATCTTTTCGAGTATCCAATATCAAACTACCGCATTTCACACAGGCAACCAAGTTTTTACTTAGTCTAATATATAAATCCGAATCACTCATGAAATACATTTTAACTCCCGCTGAAACTTTCTGGTTCAGCCTCTCCAAATAACACTTTGGAGGTAAACTTATTGCCATTTCTATAGACTCCCAGAACTCCACCTGGACGAACAATTTCCTTGTGTGCCAAATCAGTTTCCTTACCATCTATGAATTTTACAAGACTTGTTATTACACTGTTATGACACACAACAAGTGGAAGTCCTGATTTATCTTCTTTGAGGAAAGAGTTCCAAAAATTAAACTGTCTCTCTTCAAAGGCATCCAAAGATTCTCCATTTGGAATTACTATCTCTGGAGAATTGATGAAAAGTTGAAGAGCATCCTGATTTTCATCCTTGTTAAGATCGGTGAAGCATCCAGTGTTCCATGGTAAAAGAGTTCTTTCTTGAAATACATAAAGATTCCAATTGGAGGCAATTATCCTTGCAGTATCCAATGCTCGCGAGAGGGAACTACACATTGCAAGAGAGATATTGAATTTCTTAATAAATTTCTTGGCAGCGTGGGCTTGATCAATGCCTTCTTGTGTAAGTTTATAGTCCTTTTGACTACGAAAGATACCTTTCTCGTTTCCCTCTGAACATCCGTGTCGTGCAACGATACATATTAATTTGTTCATTGGAGTCCTTAAATCTTCCTAATAGTCTTTACTTTGGTTTCGTTGAAAGGAGTTCTACTTATAGTTTCCTTATGAACTTCAGCAACTGGAGGCTGTTGGGGAGCATTTTGACTTGGTTTAACTCCAGCCGCCGCCAATAATTGACTTATAGAATCGGGATTCATTTTACCTGTAAGGGAAAGTTTAGGAATCTGAGGTTCGGCATTTTCACTTGCAATCTGTTTGATCATTTCTTTATGTGCTTGCCAATGAAGATAAACATTATTCCATTTATTCCAATTTAAATCTCCAAACTCCTTGCCATTGGATTTTGCTCGCAATGATCTACCCACCGATTCTTGCATCCATGCAAAACAAGTGCTTGCTTCAGTGGCGTGATCTTCACTATCATCCTTTGCCACAGGAATAGATGAGAGATATTGTGGCATATCCTTTAACTGATTGGTTAAAGTTTCAACTTGACTTTCCATAGCATCACCTTGCTGAATGATGTCTGGTGCAAGTTGTTTTCCACCTGAAGTTGCTTGAATAGCAAGATTTTTAGCCTGATCGTGTTTTGCACTAAGTTCAGATAGTTGTTGATTTAACTGTTCCCATTCAGGATTGATTAAAGGTTCAGAGGAGATAAGGACTTCTATTTCTTCCAACTGTTTATCCTCTGATTCCGCTTCATCAATTGTAATGATATCATCAATATGCAAAGCGTTGACAATTTCTCGTGCATTTGAAGGACTTGCAATTAGTTGTCCAACATTCTGATTTGAATTTGCCATATCCAAAATCATCATAACCTTTGCTTCCTTCTGAGTTCCAGATTCTGGAATTGCATTGGTTGTTTCAGCCTTGGTAATGACATTGCCTTTGAGATTTTCAGGTTTTACAACGATATCTCCAACTCCTTCGTATGAACCTGTAATTTCAGAGTTACCATTTTCAGCACAGCATTTTGCAGCCTGACCTACAGCAGTTGCAAACATCTCATTCAAAGTCATCCAAGCAGGTCCAATTCTTTCCAATGCCTGATTCAACCTTATCTGAGTTGCCCCCACTGTATTGTCCTGACCTTCTCCACCACCAAACAAGGCAGGAGTTGCTCCATCAATAGACTGAATCAGTGGACCTAACCAATATTGCAACATTTCAGGATGAGAAGGAAGTGGCTGAGATTGAGGAGTCTGTCCAACCAATCCTTGAATACTCTGTCCTTCTGGAGCAACAGCAGATACGAATCTACCAGGACTTCCTTTTAGTTCAGAGAGTGCCTCAGGATTAAAAGCCTGATCATCAACTAAGGTTACAGGAATGGAGCGACGGAAATATTCATCAAGAAGTCCAGACCAAATATTAATTCTTTTTTGAAGAGGTATATCGGAGCTTCCCAGTGCTCGACGACCTTGACCAAATCCTCTGCACGCATTACCTAGTGCCAAGTGATCATCCATAGACTCTTCCCAGCAACATAGCAAGGTATCATTTGAAACAATGGCAAATAGACCTTTACTAAAGTTCCTGAGAAGAAATTCTTGCTGTTTATCCTTTACTTCATCACTGTAAAAAGCCTTGGGTCTTTGCCAAGAATAACAAAGTGTGGTGGTTTTCATACTGTTGCTTCCTGTCAAATACTTTCCAACCAATCCACTTCTTGTATTGATACGGGCGATTCTTTCAAACTCTGTTTCAGCTGATGAACCAGTGTTTGGAGAAATCTTATCTTTTGCCCAAGGATATTGACATCTTGCAGATGCATAATCAACTTCCTTATAGATGTTGGCAAAAATACAATCCGATAGATTGTCCTCAAGCATAGGAAGTCTTGTTTCCAATAAACCGTGGGCTGTTGTAATCTCAACTACCCTAATTTCATCTTCTCCTTCGCCACCATCATTGGTTCCAAACTTAGCCTTGTCCTTGACAGAACGAGTCCATAACATAGCACGAGGATCAGTCCAGAATAGACCAGATACTTCTCTTTGCAACTCAGTTGCCTTGTTAACATTATACCAGATATGTTTATACTTATTGGCTTCTGCTGCGGCACGAGTATTAATAGGCTCCTTGGTGGATGCACTAAAACTAACCTTGATTGCTCCACGATTGAGAGCGCCTGTGATTATATCACCCTGAGAGGCATAGATATTGGTGGGGAATAACTGAGCATCGTCTGTATCCGATACACTGTTTCTATTGGTGTTGTTTGAAATTCCTGCAATCCTGAAACCACCTCCATCATTTTGAAGGTGTTGATAACCACGATCAAAGTGTCTTGCTTGCCAGCACTGCAATACAGAGAATCTACGGGATGCTTCCTCATCAGATGAACGAGACTTGACCAGATTAAGAATAGTTTGAACTAATTCAGGGTCGGTCTTTTTCAATTCATCTGGTTTCCAAACTTTAGAGTTGGTGACAATAAATTCACAGAGTTCTCCATCCTGATACACAGGCGCTTCTTCATTGCCATTCTCATCTACATTTAGTTTTGAATTTTCATCTAAATCTTGGAAGTTGTCTGACATTGGTTCTCCACTATCTTACGAAACTGATCGTATAGGATTTGAATGTTATTGGTGCAGTCTAAAATAGCCTGAGCAAGTAGAGAGTTCTCAATACGCAGTTCTTCCACTTGCCTTCCCAATGACGGTCTCTTATTAATTTTACTCTGGGACATAATTATCTAAGTCCTGGGATCGCGGGACTATTGTCATCAGAGGATTGAGTATCATCGGAAGATTGATTATCATCGGAATCAAAGGCTTCATCAACCTGTTCCTTTGTATATCCCAGTGTCTTGAGTTTCTCAATACATTCCATTGCCTCGGGGTCTGAGGTAATATCCTGTGTTTGATCTGAGTCTTGATCCTGATCTTGGTCTGTATCTTGTTCAGTATCTTCTGCAAGAGTTGGAAGTTTTAGTTTAGGTGATGGAGCATTGGCAGATAGTCTACGCTCGTGCTGTTTCAATCTTGGAAGGTTGGAGAATTCTGATCCGTCGGAAGCCTTGTATGCCATTATATTACCTCATTTGAATCTTTAGATTCAGTTTCCAAAGGATGATTGGCTTGAAAAGCCTCCCATCCAAAAGCAACTGGTTTAACATATGGATTATTACTTTTATTGATAGTTCTTATCTGAGTCTTGGATTCAAGAATGTAGATATTTGCATCATCCAATTTCTTTTGAGTCTGGGCAAGCAATGATTTAACATATTCCAACTCTTGTTCCAACAGATATACATTCGGTTTAAATAGTTTGAACCAATTTATTTTCATAGGTCTCTCTTAATAAGGTTTAACTGTTCTGGACTTGTTTTCGTTTTCTTTCATCCTACGCCAAGCCATCAACATTTGTTCTTCTGGAACTGCATTTGCAAACTTCTCTTTGTAAACATCTTCTGAGGTCTTCTTCTTTGGTGATAACATTGACTTTAAACCGTAACGACAGGAATCAGCACAATCCATTTCCAACTTACTTGCAGATTTATCTGTCTTTGCCACATCTTCAATATCCTTCTTATCTCGCATCAACATAGGAATAGAGTTTAACAAATTTGGACATTCATTTGAAATAAGCCAAACATCTTCAGCCTGAACTAAATTATCATTGGTGTCCCTAAGATAGCCCCTACCTTTGGTTCCCTTCATTAGACGCGCCATTAAAGCCCACCCACTCTTACGACTCCAATCTGCTTCCAAAGGGGCAGGCATTCCATTCCGTTTCAACACAGTACCTTGAGATAATGCCACTGTGTTCTTTGAATCTTTAACATCCCATCCATCAGGACTTAGATAATATGATTTAATCTTCTTCCTTTCATGTTCGGGAGTTCTATCAACTATACATTGTGCAACTTCATTGGACTCTTTATCTCTAATTACCTCTCCAATGACTTTATTTGTATTCTCCGAACCTGATATAATCATTTCTCTGTATGTGCAAACTATATTGATAGGATTCTTAAGTTCCCACCCCAATACTGCATTTGCTTCCTTGGGAGATAATGAAACACGGTAATGCCAATAGGTAACGCAATTGTGTGCTCTTCCCCAATCCTGACTTATCCAACAATGCGCCCAATCTTTTCTCAATAGGTCGGCAGTTACAGGATCAATTCTTGTTCCCTCCAAATCCCAAACATTGCTGAAATATGTTCCTTCAATACTATCCCAACTTCCAAACCAATCGGCTGCGCTTATTGCTTGATCATCGCCTGCAAGTTGTTTTGTATAGTCTCCATACTTTCCAGCATAATCTCTTCGTTGATCATCAGTCCATCTATAGTAATCTTTAATAGTTAATTTATCTTCAACCAACTGGTTAATAGACCAGAATACATTATCCCACGGAGAAAACTTTATAAACACTAAATTTTCAGGATCGGGAACATCTTTGTCTCTAAACCATTTCCTGTGAAATTCAATACCTGCTCCACGCATATTAAATGATAGAACAAGTTTAGCCTTCTTTCCCAATTGTGTTGAACGACAGGCTCTTCTAAATTCAGATACTTCTTCCTCTGTAAACTGTTCCGATTGATCTATAACAAATATGTCATAGTTACCTGACATTGATCTTCGCTTTACATCATCAAGAGTTTCAGCATAGGAGAAATCCAATCTACTCTGTCCTATTGTTAGAGAAGCAGGAGGCGAAACTTTGATATAACTTTCAACCCACGGAAAATCTTCAACTATCTTCTTGACATGGTATTTAACAATCTGATCTGAGTTGCGCATTACCATACAAACAGATATCTTGGATTCTGCCATTAGAGTAAGAATAACACGATCCAAACAACTTGATTTACCTGAGCCTCGTCCACCGCCAATTCCAATTACACTATGTTTTCCATCTCTCAGTTCATAATAGAATTGAGATTGTTTCGGCAGTAGTGTTCCAATATCTACAGTGGGCATTATTCTTTTATGTCATCCACATTTAAATGTTTGACAGCAATTGTAATTGGAGCATTGGCATCACCTATAATCTTTGAAGTATCTCCCCATTTTTGAGGATTTAGGCGGGCAAGTTTCCATTTTAGAGCATCAATCTTCAATTTGGAGCGATGAACATTATCAAATATTTTATGTTTTTTGATGACAGTTCCATCTTCTTTAATCTCTGTGTCTATATCTTCAATGTATTCAGGAGTATAGGCGATATCTAAAATATCTTCAGCCATATAATGTTCTTGATTTTGTTTTGCAAGGCGGTAAAGGTCTCGAAAAGCAGGATATTTTAGTATCCATTTGAAAATTTGAGCCTTTACAGGGAAATGAGGATACTTTTCCGAAAGTCGGTTCAAACCTAAACCTTCAGTGGAGATTGCTTCGCAGATTTCTAGTGCCAATTTTTGATTGTATTTGGTTGGTCTTCCTCTTTTTGCCATTGGTTACTCCGTGTATTACACTTACTTACTTAATTAGATCAACTAAATCGGGGGTGATGATCTTAACATCTGCGGCTTGCGGGCCTTTCAACCCTTCAACGATGTTATATGAAACCTTCTGCCCTTCAAGAAGTTCTCTATATCCTTTTGATTGGATAGCGGAGAAATGAACAAATAGATCACCCTCACCCCGTCGTTCAATAAAACCAAATCCCTTCCCTGCGCTAAACCACTTAACAGTGCCAATTGCCATATTTCCTTCCTTAATTTGGATAGTGCTTTGGAGTCCAATCTTTGCCAACGAAACTTAAAGTTGGACTTCCAATCTGCCTATCCATAGTTTTCTGACATTCAGGACATACTTGAACATCATCGCAGTTTCTTACAATCTTTTCATAAGTCTTTGAACAATCTTTGCAAATATAGTCGTATATCATTGTTGATCCTCTGTATTTAGTAATTGGGTATGTTTATGGTCTTTCTTATTGAGTTCAAGATACTTTTTGTTAATCTCCATCTTTCGTCGTCTAATCTGACTTTCGGCTCTTGTTCTTTTGAATGGGTCTCGTGGATGTTTGGGCCAGTCATTATCATTGGAATATTCAGTGTAGTTGAGGGATAGGTCTCTGTAATAATCACCAAACAATTTTGCTCTATTGATTATCTCCTCCCGTGTATGAATCATATTGTCCATCCACAGCAATTGTAATTGGTGGCCTTCTCTTTATCTGAGATATTGATAGTCCATTTGATGGGTGGGCAAATTCTATTGTAAAACTTTGAGTTCAATAGGGCATCCGATGCAAGAATAAACTTACATTCAAAATATGCAAGAGAAGATCGTGATTCATGAAGACTTAGAATATAGAATTTGAAGTTCTCAATACCCATCTTCGAAATATCTTCATTCAATGCCTTTGAACTACCAGTATAAGTTTTCCAATTGGATTCTTTGCATACGATCTGCTTTCTTATCTTTCCCTTGACTGTTTTCTTTGTGATTGAATGAAAGTTCTTCTTGCCGATATAATATCTATTTTCCGGTGATTGAATTATATAGACAAACCCAATCCACTCATTGACATTGAATTCATCAATGTGTTGGGGCAGTGTCCAATTCCCTATCTTTTTCATTGCTCTGTGGTCTCCTGTAATGGTCTAAATATTGATTTGTTGAACTTGTTGTGATATCTGTGGCTCTTGCCACAATATATTCAATAGTTTCGCTATCCAATTCTTTTGATGGTTGATAAAGTGTTGACCAAGGAATATGCAAGGCATATGCCATACTCAATTTGCGATACCAGTCACCCGATTGCATTGCCAGTTTCAATCGTTTGTTTCTTGAGTAAATCTTATGATTTGTGTAGTCTTCATTGGATTCCCGTTCGTTGATTAAAACATCATAGGGCTTACTTACAATGTCTTCATCTCGCTCTTGTCTAATATAACCCATTTTGTTCCTTGTAATTGTTCCTGATATGTTCTTCTTGTCTAATCCTTGATCTTAAGATATTTAATCCCGCCTTTGATTTTGGGAGAGAAATCCAATTTACTTTGGTTTTATCAAATTCCATTGTCAGTAATTTGGCATTGATTGATTGGTTATTGAGAAAATCGGTGAGCCATTCACCTCGGAATATATATCTAGTTGCTTTCACCATTTTCCGAATTTTGTTTTCATCTGTCATAATGATATTTATATGAGGGTGTCAGAAAGAGGTTAATAGCGACCAAAAACAACATAAAATATTTCTCTTGACTTTTTTGATATAAATAGGTATGATTGCTAAATAGGAATAGAGGAGTTCTCTGCTTCTCTGACCAATGTCGTATTGGTTTCCCTCTCCTAATAGGGTCTGAGTAGTAACTTGATTGGTTTCTCCTAATCAGACCCGAATAAAACAGGAAAAGAGTTGCTTTTAGAGGTTAAAGCGGTTAATATAGAAGAGTAGTATAAATAGATATATGAAAAAGGGAACGAGAGTCCCAAATTCATCAAGTGAGAGTGTCCTTGACGGGATGATTGTAAATCAAAAGTTTGATATGGTTCTGATATGCAGCCTTAAGTATATCCCGTCGTCAAACGGTGACTTTCCAACTCCTAAAACTTGAAGCACTGAATCCCAGACTCTCTCAAATTAGTCTGGGATTTTTCTTTTTAGGAGAACTAAAATGAGTAAAAAATGCGAGCACGGAAAGCGAAAGCCTCAATGCAAGGAATGCGGTGGTTCTGCATTTTGTGAACATGGAAGACAAAAACATAGGTGCAAGGACTGCGGAGGATCAGCAATATGCGAACATGGAAAATCAAAGTATAGGTGTAAAGAGTGTGGTGGCTCAGATATATGTGAACACGGAAGACAAAAACAGCAATGCAAGAGTTGTGGTGGTTCAAACATATGTGAACACGGAAGACGAAGAGATAAATGCAAAGAATGTGTCGGTGTTGGTATATGCGAACACGGAAGACAAAAACAGCAATGCAAATATTGCGGAGGATCAGCAATATGCGAACATGGAAGACAAAAACATTATTGCAAAGAATGTGGTGGTTCTTCTGTGTGTGAACATGGAAGACAAAAACATTATTGCAAAGAATGTGGAACACATAGAGGACTTTTGAAAGGCGGATTTACTATAAATCAAATTAAAGAAATGGGAGCAATAAAGACTTGTCAATTTCCAAACTGCATTACTACTTCAAAAGATAAATCTCTCCATTCAGATCATTTTCACGATGGACATAAAATTAATACTGATAACTATCGAGGAGAAATCTGCGCAGGGCATAATATATTATTGGGATGGCTTGATAATCATCACGAAGATGCATCTTCTAAAGCACAAGAATATATGGATAGAAGACCTTTTGGAGTCAACAATGATAAAGTATGATGCAAGTAGAGCAGGCGATGGAAAGACAACACGATCCATTCAAGAAATAAGACAGAATCCCAATGTTCCAACCATTTATTGTTGCCCTTCCAAGGCATTATGTCTTGAGATAATGAAGAACCACTCCGACATTGATTGGCAACTCTACACAATGGATACTGTTGGACTTAGATGCAGTGTTTCAGGTTCTCTTCAGAAATACCTTGAGCGCACTCCAAATCACCCGCCCATCCTATGCACTCACGAAGGATTCAAACATTTCACCGATTGGACTCTATTTCAAAATGAAACTCTGTATTTTGATGAGGACTTTGATCCATCACTTTTGGTTTCTCTTCAATTTGATGATAACTTCAAAATTGGAACTCGGGAAATGTGTTTGAATTTACTGAAAGAGATGTCCACTATGGAAGATGGGAATGAGAACTTGCTTGTTGATAAGCGATACACAAGTAAAATTCATTTCAAACCAAAACTTGGTGTTCATTGCAGAATCAATTCAATTGCTTTGGGTAAGTCAAACGATGCATTTGAATCTCTATTTCACGAAATCGCAACTCATCTAATCAATCCGAATTATGATGTTTGGTGTTTAAGAACGGACTACGAGGACTTTTGCAGTGGTTTGAAGTCACGAATTCATTTTAGTGCCGATTTCTGTTTAACCAAATCATTCAGTTCGTTTAAATCCGTCACTGTTCTATCGGCATACTTTACACAGACCATGATGTATTCCCGTCTCAACTCAGAAGTTGAATTAACTCCAACAACAGGAAGTAAGTGGAGCGAGCACTCCAACAAAATAAACATTCATTATTGTTTTGACAAGGAACTTTGGTCCAGGAGTTATATGAATCAAAGTGGACATTTGAATGAATATTTGCGGAAGTCATCAAACATAACCGGCGAGAATACTTTGATACAGTCAAATAAAGATGTTGCTTTTCCAAAAGCACTATCTTCCTCAACTGTAATCCCCTCAAACTGTCACGGACTCAACAATTATTCCTCCCATCAAAATGTCATATTATCGGGTGCATACAATCTATCTCCCGATTTCATTCGTTTGTATAGAACAAGATTTGATGATGCATCTGAAGCAAAGAGAGAAATAGATCAATTGGTTAAGGACAGACAAACTTTGGGTGCTTACCAAGCCCTAATGAGAAGTGCAATTCGCACTGGGTCAAATAATGTAACTGTTTGTGTTCCCACATCTGGTATGGCAAAACACTTGAAGGACTTCTTCCCAAATGCGAACTTAATTCCAATGAAAGGTTTCAAGGAAAAGAAGGAGGCAATGACTTCAACTGAAAGAAAACAAAAACAGAGAAAGCGTGCTTTGATTAAGGACTCAGTAGATAAATGTCACGAAACCTCTAAGGGTAGTACTTAGAGAAAACGTGACATTGGAAATAGACCCATTTTCACAAGTAATTAGGAAATTGGCTGAAAATATGCCTTTGCTCTGCTTCAACCACAGGCGGCAAAGCCGCCGGGTGTTACAGAGTACGCTTTCAAATTATAAAGGAGAACTAAAATGAGTAAAAAATGCGAGCACGGAAGAGAGAAGTATTATTGTAAAGAATGCGGTGGTTCTGGAATATGTGAACATGGAAGACAAAAACATAAGTGTAAGGACTGCGATGGTCAAGGAATATGCGAACATGGAAGACAAAAACATAAGTGTAAGGACTGTGATGGTCAAGGAATATGTGAACATGGAAGACAAAAACATAAGTGTAAGGACTGTGGAGGTTCTGCAATATGTGAACACGGAAGACAAAAACATACTTGCAAGGAGTGTGGAACTCATAACACCTTTATAAGGAATGGATTTACTCCTGAACAAATAAAAGAAATGGGAGTGATAAAGACTTGTCAATTCCCCAATTGTTTAGTTCAATCAAATGGAAAATCTCTCAATTCCGATCATTACCATGACGGAAATAAAATCAACCCAAACAACTACAGAGGTGAAATCTGTTATGGGCATAATATGCTACTTGCATCGCTTGATAGATTTCCTGAAGAGGCATCTGCTAAAGCACAAGAATATATGAATAGAAGACCGTTTCAAATTATAAAGGAGAACTAAAATGAAAAATTCAATGAAACAAGCAATCTCAAAATATCAAAAAACTGAATTAGGCAAAACTGCACGAAAGAGATACCATAAATCTGAATTAGGCAAGGCGGCGAGAAAACGGGCTATGGACAAATATCGTGCTAAAATACAGGCTAATAAGGCAAAAAACGACTTGACAACTAAATAGATATACTATATACTAAGTATAGTGGAAATTTAGGAGAGAACTAATATGACAAAGGATGAAATTATAGAACAACTTAACAATCAAGAGAGTTGTATAACCAGCGATATGATCAAACGAGATAGTTATACAAAACAAGATATGACAGACTATGGTTATCTGAAACACTTGAAAGTCGGAGATTTGGTTTGTTATGTTGACGAATACGCCGCCGCGCTTAACACGGTCAGGATTAGTATTATTGAATCAAAAATAGAGAATTATGATTCGGGCGGGGGTTGTTTGCTTACCGCATATTTTCTAAAAAACGATGATATTAATTATTTGACTCGTCAAGATTTGGTTAAACTAACAAAATCAGAATATATGTTGTTAAAGTTGGAGAACTAATTAATATATGGCTCGGATTCAGGTCCGAGCCATATCTATTTCTATTGTAACGGAGAACTAATATGATTGACAGAGAGAAACTAAAACTGAGAGTTCAAGAAGAGAAGTTGGATAGGATGAAAGATATTCGTGCTCATCTCAAAGCACGAACTAAAAGTGTGGATACAATTCCATCAAAAACACAGATTAACTACGCCCTTGATTTGGGCAGAAAGTTTGAGGGAGTCTACCAAAACATTAGAGATGCCTATGAATTGGGACTGTTGACATTCAACGATCTTAGTGTAATAATCAGTAAGATGGAAGAAGAATACTCAAAATACAAGGCTAATAGGCACTAATTTCAACAGTAATGTTAAATACTGTAGGAGACCAACAATGAGAATACCTGCAATGAAAAAACTTCTTCAATTAAGAAATTTGGAGAATGAACTGGCATATAGAAAGAGTTGCGCCAAGGGAATATGTAAGACATTTGAGGAAGAAGAAATTGAAGAGGAAGTATTAGAGGAAGTATTTGAAGAAGAAGTATTAGAGGAAGTATTTGAAGAATCGGGATCAAAATACAAATTTTTGAGAAGTGGAATTTTTGAGGGAGACCAATAAATGAAAATCAAATGTGGTTATTGTGGAAGAGAGGGTGATTTGGCACATATTTTTATCATTAAGAGAAAACTTCGTCGATTTTGTTCAAGTTTTTGCGCACGAAAAATGACCGGAATGTTTGTGAACAAAA